CACTTTTGTTGCAAAGGGTCAATCGTATGAAGCATCTCAAGGTAACCACGATGACCTAGTTATGAACTTTATTATGTTTAGTTATTTTAGTGGAACCATATTCTTTAATGAAATAACAGACATTAATATTAAGCAAATGATGTTTGAAGAAAGAATGCAAGAGATTGAAAATGATGTACTTCCGTTTGGATTTATAGACGATGGATTAGATCAACAACCGCAATATGATCCAGATCGTGACGGATGGGCTGTAGAATATAGTCACGAAAACTTCTAAACTCTTTTTTATATAAATACTATTAATTGAACATAACCGTATTATGAAATAGCTTATAATTTACCAAAATGGAAAAAGGAAAGAGACATGGCTTTATATACAGCATCAGAGTCTCCGGCAATTATTACTCGTGAAGTAGACCTTACTAACGGAGTCCCAAATGTACCAACATCGACAGGTGCATTTGTAGGTGACTTTCGCTGGGGTCCTGTAAATGAGCCGGTACTCGTCAACAACGAAGCAACTCTTGCAAACAAATTTGGAAATCCTGATGCCGATAGAGCAATAGATTTCCTAAGTGCTTCAAGTTACTTACAATATTCAGACGATCTTTATATCGTTAGAGCAATTACAACTTCAACAGCTACCGGTGGCGCACAGATTCCAGCAGTACTTACTTCAACTCTTGACGGAAATGGCGTTGTTACTGCGGTTGCTGTAGCACCAAATGGTGGCTATACCAGTCAACCAACAGTTACAATTTCTGCACCTGATTCTGGAATAACTCCAGCAATTACTTTAAATTATGATGCAATAAACGATGAAATTGATGGAATTACTGTAGCAGATTCTGATGGTTCGGGTGGAACATATAGATACGACACAGCTCCAGTATTTACTATTACTGGTGGCGGAAGAGAAACAGTTGCTGTTAACGCATATGATGCCACAAACACACCGGAAACTTTACCAGTAGTACAAAATGCTGACGGATGGGATGTAGATAAAACAGCTCATGCAACTAATAATCATATTACTATTGCTAAGTGGCCAGGTGAACTAGGAAACTCATTAAAAGTTTCTATGTGTGGTGCTAATGATTCAGACTTTACTAACTGGGCTTATGCTTCATTATTTGACGGAGCACCTGGTACATCGAGCTTTGCTACAGCGCGAGGCGCATCAAACGACGAAGTTCACGTAGTAATTATTGATGAGGATGGAGAGTTTAGTGGAGTTCCTAACAGAGTTCTTGAAACTTTCTCATATTTGTCACTTGCTTCAAACGCAAAGACAACACAAGGTACAGGAAACTATGCTCCTGATGTTATTGCTAGAAGTTCAAATTATATTTGGTCAGCAGCAATGCCAGCAGCATTTGGTTCTAATGCCGGAACTGCAACAGCAAACGGTAAAAATTATGCCGGTTCAGGTGTATTAGTACATACCGTAAGTCTTGTAAATGGTTCAAATTCTGGTAGTCTTACATCTGCAGAATATGCAACAGGTTTTGCTACAGTAAATGATCCAAATGGAACTGCGGTTGATTTCTTAATTGCTCCAGGTATGGGTTCAGCTAGTGATCAGCAAACTGTAGTTAATAGTATGGTAGTTATTGCTGAAAATACTAGAAAAGATTGTGTTGTTGTTGCTTCTCCAAATAGAGCAGCAGTGGTTGGCAATGCTACACCACGGGCATCTATTATTGCAGCTCAAACAAGTAATTCATTTACACGTAGTTCATATCTATTTGCAGATGCTAACTATCTTAAAGTATATGATAAATTTAATGATAACTATGTGTTTATTCCAGCTGCGGCATCTACAGCCGGTATTATGGCAGCTTCAGATAATAATCAAGCACCTTGGTTTTCACCAGCTGGTACAAGAAGAGGCCGTTACTTTGGTGTAACATCTCTATCATTTAATCCAGATAAATCAGATAGAGATGAGCTTTATAAAGCTGGATATAATCCGATTGCTAATCTACCAGGTCAAGGGATTACACTATTTGGTGATAAAACTCACTTGTCAAGACCTTCAGCATTCGATAGAATTAATGTTCGTAGATTGTTTCTTACTCTTGAAAAAGCAATATCTTCAGCTGCTCAAAATATTCTCTTTGAATTCAATGATGAATTTACTAGAGCCGAGTTCGTAAATATTGTAGAACCAGTCCTTAGAAATGTTCAGGGCAGAAGAGGTATTACTGACTTTAAATTAGTATGCGATGAAACTAATAACACCGCAGAAATAATTGATACTAATCAATTTATAGCAAATATCTTCATTAAGCCCGCAAGATCAATCAACTTCATTACTCTTAATTTTGTAGCTGTACGATCTGGCGTTTCTTTTGAAGAAGTCGTCGGCGCAGTATAATAGGGGTACAAAAAAATGGCAATTTTAGGCGTAAATGATTTTAAATCAAAACTTAGAGGTGGTGGGGCACGTCCTAACCTCTTCCAAGTAATACTTAGTTTCCCTGCTTATGTAGCTGGGGATGTTGAACTTGCATCATTCATGATTAAAGCAGCTCAAATGCCGGCTTCTGTTATGGGAACTATTCCTGTAGCATATAGAGGGCGCCAGTTGCAAATGGCTGGGGATAGAACTTTCGAACCCTGGGCAGTTACTGTTATCAATGATACTGATTTTAATATCAGAAAATCAATGGAACAGTGGATGAATGGTATTAACCAACACCAAGCAAATACTGGTATCACTAATCCAGATGATTACCAAGTTGATGCAGCTGTACAACAGTTAGATAAAGATGGTTCTGTTCTCTATGAATATAGATTTAGAGGTATCTTTCCAACTGCTATTAGTGCAATTGATGTATCATATGAAAATGTGGATACAATTGAAGAGTTCGGCGTAGAATTTCAGATTCAATATTGGGAGTCAATCGCTCCTGATGGATTTGTAACTTCTTAAAAGTTGAATAAATATAATTTGGTTAGGGGAGTTATTCCCCTAACTTTTATATAGTTAAAGGATAGTTATGGCAGATAATTCACTTAAACTCTTTGGATTTGAAATCAAAAGAGCCAATTCATCTGAAAAAGCCCAGCAGAAGATTAAATCAGTTGTACCAAAAGCTGATGATGACGGTGCTGGTTACATTACTGCATCTGGTAGTCACTTTGGTCAATACTTAGATATTGATGGAAGTGCTGCAAAAGATAACTATCAGATGATAAGAAAATATCGTGGTGTAGCAGTACATCCCGAAGTTGACAATGCTATTGAAGACATTGTTAATGAATCAATAGTAGGAAGCGACGATACTGATCCTATTAGCCTTACGCTTGAGGATGTTGATTTTCCAGAAAACATTAAAAAGCAAGTACAAGAAGAATTTACTAATGTTTTGGGTATGTTAAACTTTGAAGAAAATGGCCATGATATATTTAGAAGATGGTATGTTGATGGTAGAATATATCACCATTTAGTAGTTGACGAAAAGAATGAAAAAGCTGGCATTCAAGATATTCGTTTTATTGATGCTATGAAGATTCGTAAAATGAAGGAGGTAAAGAAGAAAAAAGATCCTCTTACTAATGCCGACATTATAGATAGCGTAAACGAATATTATGTTTATCAAGAAAAACCAGGACAGCAGAAAGATGCAGTTAAGTTTACTCTTGATTCAATTAGTTATGTCACATCTGGTTTGCTTGATGAGACTCGAAAAAAAGTAGTATCTCATCTACACAAATCAATTAAACCGATTAACCAGTTAAGAATGATGGAAGACTCGCTTGTTATCTATAGACTTGCTAGAGCACCAGAAAGAAGAATTTTTTATATTGATGTAGGTAATCTTCCGAAGGGTAAAGCAGAAGAATATATGAAAAATATTATGACAAAGTATCGTAATAAATTAGTATATGACGCTCAGAACGGAGAGTTAAGAGATGATCGCAAACATATGTCTATGTTGGAAGATTTTTGGTTACCTCGTAGAGAGGGCGGTAGAGGTACTGAAATCTCTACTCTACCAGGAGGTGAAAATCTTGGTCAGATAGATGATATTGTTTATTTTCAAAAACGTGTATAT